CCTGCAGGCGAACGCTCGTTGGAAGAGCCGAGTGAACTGTTTCGATTGACTCCGCGAATCAGGCCGTAGATGGCCCATTCCGCGATGTCGATCTCCGCAACGGCCGCCTGCCAGCCAGCGTTATCGGGCTCTGCAGGTTCAGGCGAAATCCACCCTTGCTCCACGAAGAACGTGAAGAGGGAGAATTCGTCCGGAACCACACCAGAAGCTGAACGATAGCCGCGAGGCTGACTAGCATCCGAAACGCGAATTTCGACGTACGGAGTGGGTTTTTCGAGCTTGAACATTTCATATCCTTATGAAAAGTAACGGAGACGATCACGACTGTTTACCAGTCGCGTCAGGTTGCCGGGATCAGCGACTCCACCGCATCGGTGTGAGCCACGTTGGCCAGGAAACCCTTGTGGATCGCATTGCAGTTCTTCCGAGCTTGGAGCGTGGACCGTTCAGGAATGACGGACCGCGTTTCCTTGCTCAGGATGTATGCAACCGAGGGAGCAGCGACGATGCCCGCGAGCGTCGAGCCGGAGAGAGTCTCCAGCACGGGGACGAGGGACTTCGCGATGACACGGTAGTTCTTCTCCGAGCCGGTCGGGCGCTTGAAGCTCAAAGAGAGCTTCCAATACCCGATTGCGGCTGCGGCGGAGACATCCACCCATTTGGCCAGGATTCCACCGATGGTGGGGTCCCAGCCGGCGCCTTCCGGTTGGAAGGTGTGGGCGACCGGTGTCGCTTCAGCGTCATTGATGACGACGTTGACCTGTGAGGCCATGAGACTCCTTATGGAGGGTTTAGATCCGAACCGTGGTTTTGCCACGAGTGAGGATCTGGTTGAGTAGCGAGATGCCCGAAAGCACTCGTTCGACGCCAAGCTTAGGCTGGAAGGACGGAAATTCCTGATAAGGGAAAGACGTCAGTATCTCGCGGCTCTTATAGCGGTACTCGATGCCAATGTTGAGTCCAGAAATGGACCCAGCAAGGTAACCGGGTACTACTCAATCGAGCTTTGAGCGTACGGTGCCTAAGGCAGGTCGTTGCCAACTTACCGCACCCCGGCTAAAGATGACCCCACGTGCATACTCGAGTTGTTCAAGGTAGTTTCCCAAAGGGATAAACCAGTCCAACACGAAGCTGTACGGGAGGACCTCCCATGCCAGGTTAAGGGGGTTGGTCAAGCCGACCTCTGCGAACCCTTTTACGGGGTCCTAGTCTTCGACAACCTCGATGACATACCGAGCCCTGTCAGCATAAAAAGCTGACAAATAAGACCGGTAGTAAGATCCGTTTATGGGCCATTCTGCGAAGTAATCCTCGACCTTGACGATACCGCTAGCCATACCGGTAAACCGGATAGGCTTGCGATTCCGATGGATCTTGGAAAGTACGTCCGCGGCACCATAAACGTCAGACAGTAACGGCTTCCAACCGTAACTGTATTCAAGCCACAAGTCGGAAAAACTCCACCGTCCTTCGGGCCTTTTACGGTCCCTATAGATGACGGAGACTCTCTTTTTAGGGAGACCCTTCTTGTTGATGAGCGGTTGCCCGTCCTCACCGTATACGACGACCCGAGTTACCTCACGGTAATAATCGGGTACGACGTACCCACCAGACCTGGTCTTCTTCGGTTTTGGCAAACCGTACCGGGCATGGATGGACTTGAAATCGCCCTTTTTGATCCACAGGGCGAGCTGAACTAACCGTCGGACAGTGTTTCCGATCAA